AAGCCCAAGGCTTCCGCTGTAAGTTCTGAGCGCCCTGACGACACCTGCCCGGTCCACAACTGCGACCTTGAGTTTGTGGACGCGTTCAACAACCCAAGGACCGGCAAGAGCACCAGCGCTCGCATGGCTTGCCCTGTCCCGAAGTGCTACAAGAAGACCTACTGGCTGAACGACGACGGTACCTGGTCCCTGAAGGAGCAGTAAGCGTGAGCTACCAGACTGACGACGAGTACGAGATCTCCGTCATGGAAGAGAACGTCAGCGAACTCGCTGGCGGGGTTGTCGGACACAAGATCGTAAAGGCTGGCTGGGTTGACCGCGATTTCGGCGGTAAGTACAGCTGGTACAGCTCCACCCAGTTCGAGATCGAACTGGACAATGGCAAGAAGGTCTACCTGGCCAACACGGACGACTGTTGTGCCTACACTGAGCTGAACAACTTCCTGCTGAACGCCGAACTGGTCGATCATGTGATCATGGGCGTTGAGGCGGAGGACTACTTCAGCCGCTGGCACATCTACGCGGACATGGGTGACGTTCTGGCCCTGGATGTCTCGTGGTCGTCTGGTAACACTGGCTACTACGGCTTCGGATTCCACATCGAAGTGGTGGATGCGTGAGCTTTAAGCTCGCACGCGCTGTAAGGCGGGGGCTGACCAACGGTGAGCCCCTGCCGGATGTGTTCCGATCGCTCAAGGATCGAGGGATTCGGTTCTACCGTGGTGGAACCATTCTTGTGGGTGGCGTTCCTGGATCCATGAAGACGATGTTCATCGGACATCTGGTGGACACCATGAAGGTCCCCACGCTCTACATCAGCAATGACACCAATGAGCTGGATATCATCTCGCGCTACCTCGCAAGGCGCACCAAGCAGGACTCGAACATCATGCGTACCAAGGCTCTGAAGGACCCTGAGTGGGCCTCTGAGAAGCTGAGCGACATGGACTGGGTCCGCTGGAACTTCAACGCCTCTCCGTCCCTTGAGGAGATCGAGGAAGAGATGATGGCGTTCGAGGAACTGTGGGGTGAGCACGCTCACCTGGTGGTCGTAGACATCCTCATGAAGGTGGACTACTACGAGGATGGTGGAGGATCCCTGGAAGGGATCGTTCGCTACCTTGACAAGCTGGCCCGTGATACGGGAGCTTGTATCATCATCGCCTGTCACACGAGTGAGAATGAGGACGGCCACCCTTGCCAGCCTCTCAAGGCGATCCTGAACAAGGTGTCGAAGCTCAGCACGCTGGTGCTGACCACTGCCTACGACGGAAACACCTTCCACCTGGCACCTGTGAAGAACCGTAACGGCTTCGCAGACTCGACTGGGTACACCAGCATCCAGTTCATCGTGGACCCGTCCACGGCTATCCTAGAGGAGCTTGAGTAATGGCGCGCTATATGAGCAATGACGCCACCAAGATTTATCGGGTCGTTGTGATTGAGAAAAACCACCGCGATCCTGTTGCGCTTGGGCGCAAGACCGTTTATGGCCCTTACGAGTACGCACGAAGTGCTGGCTACGTCAAGTCTTACATGACTGGTGGCTGGTACGCCAAGAACGTCGTAGACTCCTGGATTGAGGAGTCTGAGCCTACCTGGACGAAGGTCGAGAATGCGAACAAGTAAGCAGGACGTCAAGGACGCTGCTGAAGGCTACACGTGGCTTGTGGCTGGCGTCATAGCGCTTGTGGTACTTGTGGGCGGAGTCTCTGCTGGCGTCTGGTGGTTCGATATTCGCACCAGTGGCATCAAGGGTGCCGGGGACCAGCAGAAGCAGACCAACTCGGTCGTGAACCGGGTGCACTGGGAGAATGAGTTCAACACGCTCGACCAGAACATCCAGTCCTACAAGGCACAGATCCGCACTGCTCAGGACGCTGTCAAGGCGCATCCTGGAGACCAGTTCTATGAGCAGAACTTGACAGGGCTGGTTCAGGAGTGTATCCTAGCTGTAGGCGAGTATAACAGCGACGTCAAGAAGCCGATTGCAGCCCCCTGGCTGCCTACGGACCTTCCCACCAGCTACGACCGCACCGCTACCTGTGGAGAGTAACGTGAACAAGAAGCTTACCATCGTCCCGGCCCTGGCTCTCGTTGCTGCGGCTGTCACCGGCTGTTCCAGCACCACTTCGGCGCCTGACAGCCAGAAGCAACAGCAGGCGATCACTGAGAACTACTCTCAGAAGCTCACCAACGCCGTTCCGTACCCGCTGGCTCAGATGAATGACTCCCTGGAGCGTTCCAACCTGCGTGAGCGCCTTCTGCGCTACAACCAGCCGACGAAGATTTCCTACGTGTACGTTTTGTCCTATGATGGTAAGGTGCTGTCTTACTACACCATCAAGGGCAAGGTGTCGAGCACCCAGAGCCAGCTGACCAACACCCAGAACATCCAGGGTTGCCCGAACACCGGGAACAGCGGTCAGTGTGGGCTGACCGTGGACAGCATGGGTGACGACGGTTCCTACGGGCAGGAAGAGGGTGGCCCTAGCGGCATCTTCTTCTTCACCACTGATGGTGTGCTGGTCGAGACCTCCATGCCGTTCGTCGTGACCGACGCTCCGGAGAAGATCAACCCGGACCGTACCCTGTCCTATGTGGATGGCAGCAAGCCTTCTTCGACCTCGAAGGGGTAGTATGGCTAATGCCAACAAGCGACACGGAACCGATTTTGAGACAGCTGTTGTTGATTACCTGCGAACTCGAAGCCAGGTTGCAAGCCGCATTGCACGAACTGTCCCTGATGAAGGAGACGTTGTTCTTGGTGATGCGGAGTTCATCCTCCAGCTCAAGTCCAACAGGGACGCCAACACCTCAGCTTCACTGGGATCTCGACTCGAAGCAGCTAAGCGGCAGCGAGATCAGTACGTATCTGCAAGATCACTTTCTTGGCAGCCCGTACCAGTGGTAGTCATCAAGAACCCAAGAAAGTCCATCGGTAAGGCCTTTGTGGTCATGTACCTGGAGGATTTCGTAAATGACGAAGATTGTGGTTAGTGTCGAAACGGAAGTCTGGACGGTCCGCTACCCGGACCCCGACGACAGTTGGGATGCCGGTGATACTGGTGGTCGAGTGGTTGGCGTCCGCGCCTGGACGGCCCGTGACTGGGAGCAGAACAGCTTCCGCCGCTACGGTGGCTACGACAGCTGGGAAGGTGAGCTGGCGGTCAATCCGGGGGATTACGTCTACGCGGTAGTCGCGGACTATGAGTCTGGATCGACCTTCGGCCGTGATGGAGGCCACGCCTCCGTCCTGGATGTCTTCGCAGACATCACTATGGCTGATGAGCTTGCTCAGGTGGCTGAGAATGCCGTTGAGTACAGCTTCCGCTACAACGGACGAGACTACTACGCTTCCTGGCTGGGCTACTTCGAAAGCCTGAATGAGATGCGTGTCTGGGCCGTGAAGGTCAATGGCTAGCTTCAGGATCGAGCCTATTCTTGAGGAGTTCGGGGCGTCTATCACGCCCCGTTCTTCCAAGATCAACTGCCCGTTCCACGACGATGAGAACGCCAGCGGTTACATTCCCGCATCGCGGGACTACTTCAAGTGTCTTGCTAACTGTGGGGCTCAAGGAGACGCTGTGCGTCTTCTCCACGACCAAGGAGGGTTGGGCTGGCGTGCAGCTTACGCAAGAGCAGAAGAACTCGCTGGAAAGCCAGGTGAGTCGGTACCAGAACAGCCTGTACGTGGCAGCCGAGTACCTGGAAGGACGCGGGATTACAGAGGACACAGCCGTTTCGGCTCGACTGGGAGTGGTAGATGAGCCCGTTCACGGAGACCCCGAAGCAGCTTTTAACCGTCTTGCTATCCCCTACCTCACACGTTCCGGCGTCGTTGACGTACGGTTCCGATGCCTACGGGAACACGACTGTGGAGATAGTGGGTGCCCCAAGTACCTCGGCCGACCTAATGTCCGTCCTCGACTCTATAATGTCAGCGCTCTTGTGGACGCTGGAGACATCATCGGGGTTGCCGAAGGGGAGCTGGACGCTCTCATTCTCAATCAGCTCGGATACGAAGCGATTGGTGTCCCTGGAGTCGCGAATTGGAAGCCTCACTGGAGTCGGCTATTCGAAGACTTCGAACGTATTGTCGTCTTCTGTGACGGAGACAACGCCGGACATGGGTTCGGCAAGGCCTGGTCTGAGCGATTTCCTCAGTCCGTAGAGCTTGTGTCGTTCCCAGAAGGGCATGACGTCAACAGCATGTATCTGATGGAAGGACCCGAGTGGTTTGAGCATCACCTTTGGTGATTACCCGTTCTACCCAACGTATCCAGAACGGGATCTGATCGAGACTGACAAGCCAGCATTCTGGGAAATCATCGCAAGACAGGCACTAGGGTTCTTCGCGCACAAGGACGACTTTATGGAGTGGGTTTGCTCCCACTACTTCCTTGACGAGAACCGCCTAGTTGCGGACATGTCCTGGGATCTGGTAAAGTGGATCCAAGACAACCCGGAGATGGACATTGACTAAGAAGCTGACTTGGGAGGTCGATAAGACCTCCCTGGTCCTCAAGGTGACAGACGGAGCCAAGGAAACGACTTGGAAGGTCCGTAAGAGCACCAAGACCGAAGACCTCCGCACCATGCTGGAGGAGATGCAGCTGGCCCTGTGGGAGCCAGGCGGGCCGAATGGTTGGCCAGAGATCGAGCCCACTGTCCCGATGTTTGAGCGGGTCCGTACGGTGGACGCTGAGGAGCTAGCAGAGCTTCAGAGGTACCAGCACAACGAGACGTCCGAAGAGGCGTCCAGGGCCGCTCAGGCGGCTGAGGTGAGGCGCCTGGAGATTGGCGCCAAGTGGTTCGACGTAGACGATGACGAGACCTACAGCATTCCGATCCCGGACTATGACACCGGAGAGGTCAGGCCTCGATGAAGACCCTGACGCTTGACACAGAGCTAGCCTGGTCTGCTGGTTTCCTCGATGGTGAAGGAAACTACGGGATGCAGACAGCCCGTAGAAAGGATCGAAAGGACCAATATTCCTTTCGTATCCAAGCGGCTCAGGTGCACAGAGAGCCACTAGACAGATTGCAGGCAGCTCTGGGCGGGAATGTCACTGGCCCATATGGTCCTTACGGCGACAACAAGCAACCCTACTTCCAGTGGAACATTACGGGCTATGCTGAGGCCAAGGAAGCCCTTTTCAAACTGCTTCCATTCCATTCGCCTATCAAGGCGGAACAGGGACTGAAGGCTTGGGCCGACTTCCTTGAGATGCGAGCAAGGAGAGATGGCATATGAGGATGCTTACCCTGGATTTGGAAATGGCACCCAACATCGTCCACAGGTGGCAGCTGTACGGCAACGATAGCACGGCTCTGAGCCAGCTGATCGTACCACAGGAGATGATGTGTGCGGCGTGGAAGTGGAAGACGGACTCCAGGACACAGTTCTGTGTGGCGCCTGCCTACCACAAGTACGTGCCGAAGGCCTTCCCACTGGATGCTCTGTGGGAAGCTGTTGATCTGGCCGATGCAGTGGTCACCTTCAACGGTAAGAAGTTCGATATTCCTCGCATGAACACCGCGTTTCTTGAGGCTGGGCTCAACCCGCCTAGCCCCTATGCTCAGATCGACCTGTACCAGGTGTTCAAGAAGGAATTCGGCAACCCGAGCAACAAGCTCGACTATCTGACCAAGCGTCTCCTAGGCCACGGCAAGGTAGCACACCAGGGACACGATCTGTGGGTGGCTGCGATGCTTGGCGATCCTGAGGCTTGGGTCAAGATGGAAGAGTACAACCGAGAAGATGTTGTGATCACAGAAGAGCTGTACGATCACATCAAGGGCTGGATTCCTAATCATCCCAACGTTCTGCTGTACGATGAGAATCCAGGCCTAAAGGCCTGTCCCAAGTGCGGTAGCTCCCACTATCAGTCGCGTGGAGCGCGACAACTCGCGACGGGCATCTACAATCAGTACCAGTGCCAGAATTGCTTTGGCTGGTTTAGAGATGTCAAGAGGATTGATGGAGCAACAGTACGATGAGGAGTCGGCTCCGCTGACCACTGAAGAGATCGATCGTGCGAAGTACAGCGCGGTCCGCTCGACCCGCAGCAAGTTCTACGGGTACGTCGAGTGGGAAGACCTCATGCAGGTGGCGGAGCTGGCCCTACTTGAAACCCCGCAGAAGTTCGCCCGACTGGCTGAGGAAGGCAATTACACGGGCGTGTGGCAAGAGTTCAACCGCAAGTGCACACAGTACGCGCATAAGCAGAAGGCAGCTGCTCTAGGCTACAAGCCAGAGGACCTGTTCTTCTACAGCAAGAAGGTGCTCCGCGAGATCATTCCCGTGATCCTCGAATCCTGGGAAAGCGGCGACCTGTATGAATTCGAGTACACAGATCGTGCACTCTGGGTGGACGTTGATCGAGCCCTGAAGGGGCTCTCGGCATCCGAGCTACAGATCATCCGCTGGGCGTTCCAGGATGACGACGATACCGTAGCCGACAGGCTAGGCATCAGTGAAGGTGCGGCCTCCATGCGGGTCAGCAGGCTCCTGGACAAGATCCGAGAGGGTCTGGGTGGGGAGAACCCCGCACCGCGACGTAGGAGCCTTAGCAACGCTGCCAGCCAGGCTATGACACGCAACCAGTGGGACGGAGAATCGTGACCGAACAGCTTGAGTTTGTCAACGACTGGTCGGAGCTTGAGGCAGCCGTAGAGTGGTACCGCAGCATCCGTGACGCTGGACCAGGCGAGTTCAACGAGTGGAACCCGGAGGGTGAGCATGCACTCTCCGTGATCGTGGACTACGTTCCTCGCCTCTTGACACAGTATGCTAAGCTGGTAGAGCTATCATTCGCTCTAACAGAAGGCTGGGAACAGTATGCCACGCTACAAGCCCCGTCAGGGCTTTATCTGCCCGACCACCGGTAAGATCGGTTACCCGACCTACCAAGCAGCCGAGAAGCGCCGCAAGTGGCTCCGAAGCCACGATGTTGATGGTGTGAAGAACAGGACACAGCTGGAGACGTACGGTCCCTGTGACTGTGGCCAGTACCACCACACCAGCAGCCAGCCATTAGGGCTGGTACCGGCAGTAACTTAACGATGGGCCCCTCTTGCGAGGGGCCCTTTCGTCATTCTCTCAGTACCCGACGTGCGGGTCATCCGGATAGCTGTCGGCGTTGTTCGGGGTGCCTTCAGCGTCGGTCTTGTGGCCCAGCCCGGTACTCATAGCCATGCCAGAAGTACCGTACCAGTTGCCGTTCACACCGCATGAGCACTCGAAACGGTACTCACCGTTCCGCTCAGCGACACTGATCGTGTGCATCAGTAGTTGAACTCCCTTCGTCCGCAGCTTTCGCAGACACGGGTCTGGCCGATGACGGGGACCCTACGGCCACCCCACCAGACCATCTCCAGCTCGGCATCGAGCCACTTACCCCACTCGTGCCGGTGACGCTTCCGTCTTTTGAACATACCGCTCCTAGTGGCTGAGTACGTACAGGGACCAGCCTATCACGAAGCCGCATCCGAGCATCCAGATGGGCCACACGATCTTTTCCCATGTTTTCATTCGTCGTCCAGTTCTGGGTGGCAGATCCAGCATTCGGCGTACCTCATGCCGATCAGCTTCTCGTGCAGCTGGGAATCGTGCCGTTCCCAGCCGTTTTGGTCAGCCTGGTCCTTCTTGGACCAGGTTTTGCGCTTATGGAGTTGTCTGAACTCGCTTTCAGCGCGTGCGTCTGCGAGATCTTTGTCCATCAGTCGTCGTACTTTCTGCGGACATCGGCGCTGGTGACACGGTGGTTCGGGTAAACAACACCCACGTGCATCGCAGTCACGACAAGAGCGATTTCGCTGCTCTCAGCAGTGACGGTACGACTTACTACCACCTCTTCCTCACCAGCTTCCAGGTGGATGGTGGCGACGTAGTCTGTCTCGTTCCAGCTGTAGTAGCCCATCAGCGTGCCTCCTGTTGGTACTTGTAGGATGCCTGAAGGCTGCCCGCGAGGCGAGACACGATTCGGTCCACGTCCTTGCGCTGAAGCTCGCTGAGGCGAGCTATCAGCCTGTCGGCTGTATCAGCCCTGACGATGATCCAAGGCGCATCGATGCCACTGCCAGCCTTGAGCGTAACAGTGTAGGGAGCGTCTTCCATCACCTCTCTCCTTTCCAGTGCACCTGTCTGGCACACTAGGCACTCCACAGGTTGCCCTGTGAAGCACCTGGCGCACTAGCGCGGGCTAGTTGTAGCTCCTCCACCAGTTCTTCTCGTGGGTGGCGTCGTCGGCGAGGTTCACCGCGTAGCCCCACGTCTCGCCGTTGTCCTGGTGACTCTGGACGTTGGCCAAGAACTTGGCCAGCGGCGACCAGTGGTTGTAGCCGTTGTCGTCCGTGGTGTTCTCACCACGCATGAACCCGAAGTCCAGCACACCACCGCCGTGGAGGCTCTGGTCCACGAGCTTGCCCGTGATGTTGTGGATCGCCTGGCCAACGATGCAGCCGGGCACCTTGGAGCCGTCCTCCAGCGTGTGGGTGTACTTGCAGCTGGCGCCGATGTTCCGGTCCGGGAAGGCGTCCTTGTCGTAGACGTGGTCAGGCTGCTCAGCAGCCAGACGACGAACCTCAACCTCAAGGTCCGCAGGGGCCACGCCGGTACCGTCCCAGAGCTCAACCTCTGACATGATCTCTCCTCTCAGTGATACCAGAACCCTTCTGGCACACTCTACCCCTCACCCGGCAGTGGCAAACCGGATGAAGGATAGGCAGTGTCAGCTCTCGCTGAGCCACGCGTCCAGCGCGGCGTACATGCCGGTCCCGACGAAGGTGAAGTCGTTCGGGTCGTTCTCGATCAGGCGGGCCCAGTCGAGCCCACCAGTGGCGTCGGTCGCGAAGATGACAGTCTCGTCCAGGCTCTCCAGGTAGGAAGCGACGTAGTGCAGCTCGCCCACCTTGACCAGAACGCTGTCTCCGGTGAAACCGGGGACGCCTTCGCGAATGACCTCATACTTGTTCATGATCTTCTCTCCTTAGTGCTCGCCACCGTGGCCAGCTTGACAGTGCACGGGCGTACCCGTGCACCATCAGGGCGGTCAGATAACGCTGATGTCCCAAATGCGCTGATCTTCGGTCAGCAGCACGCGAACCGTGGAGCCCCGGAAAGCAGGGTTCTCAATGTCCTGATCCAGCGTGCGGCTGGTCTTGTAGATGTTGCCGTTGTCCAGCTCCACCCTGTGATGGGTGGACTCGGGCGTGATCGACTTGATCACGCCTTCGTCGGCTCCGCGTCGTACCACTAGCTCACCTCGTTGATGTCCAGGGTGATCAAGCCGTCCTTCAAGGCCAGCTCGAAGCCCTCCGTCGCCTCGCCGAACTCGACCCCGAACATGGGGCCGATCTGACGGGTCATCTCCTCCAGGGACCGGACGGCCCCGACCGTGGCCAGAGCCACGGCAAGGATCATGTCCTCAGCCTCGACGGACTCCGTCATGGCGCCCATGGGGGCGTGGAAGGTGATCTCGTAAGCGTGCATGATCGTTCTCTCCTATCTGCCGTGCCTACTGATCTAGTAGACATGAATGGCCACACAGTGTGTGACCAAACACGAGCACTAGATGCCGTACAGGTTCAGCATGGTCCGCCGGTCCGCGATGCGCAGAGCATCGCCCCAGTTCTCACCGCTGTCCTGAGCGCCCTGAAGGGAGCCCAGCCACCGCACGTGGGTTTCGTCGTCCTCACCGACGCTCAGCCACTCCGGCCGGTTCTCGGCGATCGCCAGGTGGCGGATGCCGCAGGTGTTGACCTGGTTCAGGTCATCGAGCGAGACCCCCAGGTTGTACGCGGCCTGCCCGACGATGCAGTTGGGAACCAACTCGTCGTCATCGAAGCGGGTGTAGGCACAGAATGCCACACGGTCCGGGAACGTCTGCGCCAGCTGACGGGCTTGCGTGGCCAGCTCGCGAACGTTGATGGTGTTGGACATGATCTTCTCTCCTTGGTCTTGGGTACTGCCTACCGTCTGGCAGACATGGAAGCACACATCAGGGATGTGTGCAACCGCGCCGGTCAGCTGATGAGCTGGACGTCCACGATCACGTGCTCGCCCATGTTGTGAGCGAAGTTCTGGAACGCGTCGCCAGTCGGGTCCAGCAGGTACGGGGCGTTCTTGGCGTAGATCAGCATGCCGACCAGGGCCGCCGCGTGAGCGACGGAGCCAGCCTCGATGATCTCCTCGGCGACCGTGCTGCCGTTGTCCGTGAAGGACACCTTGACCGCGTACTGGTGCTTGTCCACGGCGATGTCACCGCAGATGGGCAGCTGCTTGTCGTCCTGCATACCGAACATGGTCATTCTCTCCTTGTCTTGCCAGCACCATACTGACATGAAGGTACACGTTAGCACGTGTACCAACACGAGAGCAAGCTACTCGGCGGTCACTCGTTCGTAGATCTCGTTCCAGTCCACCGGGCCCAACAGGTCCAGGAGGATCTTCGTTGCGAAGTCGTTGTTCGACTCGCAGAGGTCGAGGAACCATTCCTCCAGGCTGTCACCGTCAGCGCACTCACGTGCACCGTAGTAGAGCCCTTCGTCGTTCTCGACCCACAAGCTGATCTTCCAGGTGGCGGTGTTCATGCCCTACCACTCACCCGAATCTTGCCCTCCAGCTGCAACAAGGCAGACTGAAGGTTGTCGATCAGCTGGAGCTGGTCCTTGACGTCACCCTCGCTGAAGAACAGGACCACGTTGTTCGCCAGTTTCAGGGCGGTGAAGCCCTGTCCGTGGTGCACGTCGATCTTGTCATCAGCGAATAGGTGGGCATTGGCCGTGAGTTTCATCGCGTCCTTCCCTGCCATTCTGCGGGCAGGTAGCCACCCTGGGACAGCCACTCGTCCAGAGCTGCGAAACGCTCCTTCACGAATGACCAATCCTCGTGGTACTCCACACCGCGTTCCATGGGAGTTCCGAAGATCTCCCGAAGATCGTCCAGCGCTTCGTTTGGGTCCATTGTGCTACCTTCCGTCGAAGAACCAGATGCAGAAGGCCAGGAAGAACATCAGCAGTGCGTACACCACGTAGATGCCCACCACAGCCATGCCGATGCCGGTGAAGGCATCCGTCACATAGTGATTCATCTCTCTCCCTTCTAGACCCCTGATAGGATCTGAGCAGTGCACGGGATCGCCCCCGTGCACCACTCGCTACCGGTCAGTAGTCGGTGTCGTCCTCGTAGTAGTCGCTGTCCTCGTAGTCGTCGTGGCCGTACCACTTGTCGTTGCCGGTCTGGTCCGTGGTGCCGTCCTCCTCGATGTAGAGGAGGGCGAAGGCTTCGGCCGCCACCAGGTTCGTGCGACCCTCCAGCACCTTGCGAGCGGCCGTCAGGGCAGCATCGGCCACCTGGGTCATCCTGCCGTAGGCCTCGTTCGCGGCCTGGTATGCCTTGTCGGAGTACCAGTTGCCCGGCTTCTCCACCTCGATGCGCAGCACGCGGTCGTACTCCTTGCGTGCCTCCTCGCGGGCCTGGCGAGCCAGGTCCTGGTAGGGCTTCAGGGCGTCGGACTGCTCGTTCTCCGCCTTGTTCACGATCGCCGAGAACTTCTCGTAGCCGGGCGTGGTCAGCAGCCGCGAAGCGGCCCAGTACCAGTCCCAGTCGTCGGCCTGGCTGACGGCCAGCTCCACGGTGACGTCGATCTCCACGTTGAACCGCTCTGCCAGCCGCTGGCTGTAGACGTAGCACGGGTCGCCGCGAAGGATCTCGGACACCAGCAGCTTGCGGGACGTCTTGACTTCGGACATGATGATCACTCTCCTTGAATCTGATCGCCCACTCTGAGCCATCTAGGCAGTGCACAGCCTTTCGTCTGTGCACCACGAACTAGGATCAGTAGTCGAACGTGCCGTCCGCGAGCCCCTGCTTGATCTGCGCCTTGTCGGCGTCCGTGAGCTGCTTCCACTCAGCGCTGAAGGACTTCAGCGTCTTGCGCGGGTCCGAACCGTCCAGGTCCGCGTTGAAGTAGTCCATGATCTGCTTGATGGTCATGGATGACATCCTCTCTCTTGCGTATGCCCGACTGGCATACATGAATGGCCACCACCTCGCCGGTGATGACCAAACACGAGTAACAGTCGGCTGTTAGGCCTCGTACCCGAACATGTGCGCGGCGAACTCGTTCGCCACCTCCTGTGTGGTCTTGCTGGTGACGGCGTCCACCACCATCGAGTCCGTGAGTTCGTCGTCCTCGTAGACGTTCACGATCCACTGCTCCCCCGGCCCGTAGGCCTGGTTCACGTCGGACGTGCCGCCCTGCTTGGCGACGGCGATCTGCCAGAAGTCGCCGGTCACGGTGACGTCGGGCTCCGTGCGGTACTCCACCATGTAGTCGGTCATCTCCTCCTCGGGGATGTCCCCGAACAGACTCTCCAGGAACGCGTTGAACGCGTCCTGGTTCTCGATGCCGCCGGTCTCGTGGTCGATGCCGCAGTTCTCACACATGATCTTCTCTCCTTGATCCGTCCAATCAGCTGATCTGATTGGCCATTAGCAGGCACGTTTCCATGCCCACTCAAAGCCCTTCAGTCCTGCTCGACCATCTGAATCCAGTAGCCATGCTCGTACATGACACCACAGTCATCCTCGCCACAGGGACAGTCATCCCTGAGTTCTTTGAGCATGATCGCTGCCTCGACAGCGCTTGTGGTGACCATGAGGAGATCACCGTTCTCACACCACACTCGATACTCATGCACGGCTGATCACCACGCTGTCCCATGCGTTACCGGCCCAGCTGACCCCGTTGGGGTCAATGAGCTCTATGGTGTCCTCGGAGATCCGATTGATCTCCGAGACCTCGTGGTGGCAGTCGTAGCCGAGACCATCATGGATGATGATGTCTCCCACCTGTACCTCGTACAGGTTGACTAGCTTGCCCACGATCTCTCCTCTCATGAGGCCACTGAGCTTGTGCTCAGGGACCTAGGACAACCGACAGGATCACTAACGATTGCTCACTAGCAACCCTGCCGATCATCCTTCAAGGAGAGAGAATGATCATTGCTGCTCTGCCTAGTACTGAGTATTCCTAGGCTGCCATGGACCGCAGCTCACGCCCACAGGACCCATGCTGATCAGGCCTCACCAGAGCTCGCGCTCTGTATTTGACCAGGGGGATTCCCGCCTTCACCTGTCAGTGTGATCATCACTCACACCTGTAGCCTTGTCTCTGGCAACCAGGATCGTGTGTCGTCCTATCTCGCTTCTGGCGTCGAATGGCCACCTGTACTAGCGTGACGTCGTGCGCCTCCACTCGTGGAGGACTATGCGCCTGCCGTTGTTTGCTGGCCCTTGCAGTTTGGTGGCTCCCCCGCAACGAACACGGGCTCCTCGCTACACCTAACCAGCGCACTCGGAACATGCGCACATCTGATGTTGTAGGTCTTGCGCCGGGCCCTCCCGGTCTTGCTGGGCTGGCCTGACACCGAGAACACTCCTCCT